CCTATGACTCTTGGTGTTGGAACGAGTGCTCTCTATGTGAACGCGCCACTTGTGGCAGTACGCGCACTAAGCGCAGGCACCGTTACTGGTACAGTGAACTTACTCGTTTTTGCACAACCAAGTTAGGGGCATATCATGGCACGTTCAGCAGACGAAGAAGCAGTACAAGATATTAAGGACCCTAAGGCCCGTAAGGAGGCGTATTACACGCGCCAACGGCAGAATGCCTCTGTCGGCAGTTCTACCGCTGGTAAGATATCAAAGAAATTAGGATGGGGCGGAGAAGCCCGTGCTATGGGTAAGGACCTTCTGCAAAGCAGAATGGCTTCAGGACCCTGGTCTATCCCCGGAGGCAAGGCAGCGGAGGCCGTAGAAGGGGCTGTAGGCGGTGCGGCTAAGGCACTCGGTAGTGGTGCATCCCGACTCGCTAAGAGGGCAGGAGGGGCCATAGAAGAAGAGGTCCAGCACCTTCGTAACCCTACTCCCGTTAAGAAGGCTCTTGGGAGCAGTAAACCGGCTCTTACGACCGTCAAACAGTCTGCTAAAGGGAAAGCAGCGGCAGATGCAAGGAGAGCAGCAGGAAAGCCTGACCATTGGTTCCAGGAGAAATCTAAGCCAGGGGCTGCTAGTAAATCAGGTGAATGGCACCATGAACCGACTCAGGCACAGAAGGCACTGCCTGCATACAAAAAGAACCCGAACGCCCCGAAGATGTCTACTAAAGATATTATATCGAACAGGAACGCGCGTAAGGCAAGTGCGGAATCAAAAGGGGAAGTTTACAGCCGTTCGAAGGAGCGTACTCCTAGGATAACGACAGGTACGAAACCGAAGACGTTTAATCGGGATGGGTCGAAGAATACACGTAAGGACACTCCGGTAAACACGAAAAAGAGTACAGCAAAATCCAAGCATATGGATGAATGGTCACAATAGGAGATGAAGCGTGAACAGCGGAGAGGTAATCAATGACTGGAGACGTAACGTAAATGAGCCGAACACAAATCGGTTCACTGTTGCGGACTCTATTGATTTCCTCAATAAGGCATGCAGACAAGCAGCGATAGATCTCCCCTATACGGAAGGTACGTGGCACTTCCCAACCATCCCAAATCAGCAGGAATATGCCATGCTAGAGACCATACGTATTCTTAGGGTTTATATCCTTGGTGCAGCAGATCCTATTACTGGCCTCACTCCAAAACAGCTCCTTGAACCTACTGACATACCCTCTATGGAGGGTGATAACCAGAACTACTTCGATGCTTCTTCAAGCTTTCATCAAGGGCAGCCTCCTCTTACTCCGCAGTGGATAGCACAACAACCGAGGCCCTACCCGAATTATAACCATCAACAGAATCAACATGGGTTTGGTAAGTCGTCATGGGTATGGAGGCAGGGTGATAAGCCTAGATGGTACATGCGTTACGGAAATATTGGTTTTGTGCCTCCTCCTAACGCCGTTTATACTGTGTATGTGGATCATATTCCACTACCTCCTACCGTAGTTACAACATCGGATCTTCTTGAGTTCGGTGAGGTCTATCGTGACATTCTTGTAGCAAAAATGTCCGCATACTCACGACAAGCGGACGGTTCTTCTGACGCGCAAAAGAACGATGCCATTTACATGGCAAAGGTAAAACAACAGAAGGAGTGGTGGGACAAGTTTCAGATCAGCAAGCCAATGACGTTCATCCCTTGGGTACGCCGTAACGGCGGAGCAGGCAGGTACGGGCGCGGTTGGGGCGGATGGGGACAGTGGTAGCTCATGGCCTTTGATTCGATCTTCCCATTTTTACCATCAAGTGCGAACTCACCTCCGCAGTTGTTTCCCTATGACGTTATTATCAATACCGCCTTCCCCGGTGTTGAGTTTATTGGTACGGAGCCAAACGCACTCTATCAAGAGATCCGCGAGGTTAACGGTTGTTTGTGGATAGTCACAAACGCCCAATACAACCAAAACCTCTTGCAGTGGGATCAAGAGGCACTCCAAAACACGACGCTGCCAGCGTATGCCCTAGAGTTGTGCGATGGGGCGATGACACGTTACTACTCCCCCGCCACACTCATCCCTGATACACCAATCACATGGATACCGCTGTGGACCGTTACCGATATCGGTCTCATGGACAGCACGCCTCTTGAGATCACCGGCGTTACTGACCCGATGAACCAGCTCCAGGTCACCTGGGACCCTGGAGTCGGTATAGCTCCTACCGCTCGTGAAGTCGATATCACCGATATTGCCTCTTCTCCGAACTCCCTGCTGGACAATCTCGTCGTGAATGGTGTTCAAGTATGGACGGTAAACAAAGAGGGTGTTCTCATTCATGGTACCATACCGGCGTCTGCGATACCGGGCATATTTAATAACGCTACTTTTACAGGTACAACGACCTTCACGGGTCCTGTCGATGCTCCAGGGGAAGAGATAACAGCAGATAGCTTCGATTTTGATTTTGGTGGGTCAGCGGTAAACGCTCCGACGATTACAACGGGGCCGATACTTATACCGCCTCTCGTATCGGACGTAACGATACCAATACGGTATTCTAACTTTTTCCCAGAAGGTACGACGGTACTCGTCTCGGGGCCGGGTAGTTCTTTTGCAGGTCCAGTAATATCAGGTACCCCCACCTCTATTACTGTGGATAACTTCCAGATCATAACAGGGTCCGTAGGTGACACGATCTTCGCAGGGGCTACCGTATCATATACAACATCATACGCCTTAACAAGTTTAGATAATTCCATAACTATTAACAATGTTGGTACACCTGCTGCACCAATAGCGAACCTGGAAGTAAATACTGCTGCTCTCCCTGTTATGCCATTATCTTCTCCAGATGGTAGTATAACTGTCACACCTGTTGGTAACGGGTATGATATTGAGACGAACCCTGCTGCTGCAAGTGCTCGTTATCCTGTTGGAGGGTCCATCGTAGCGTATGGAGGAAGTGGTACATCATTATCTATTCCCCCTGTTGGAGCATCTTGGAATGTTATGAGTTTCCAGGCCATTAGTACCTCAAATGCAGGAACAGGAATAGTAGTAGCAACAGGTACAGGAGGTACCGCCGGAGGAGCTTTTAGCGGAGGCACAGATCCCGTACCTAACAACCAACCTCAAAATATATCGCAGCTAAATGGGTTTGTGAATGCCGGGGATCATATAACCGTAACGATTTCTGCTACTGGCGGAGCACTTATCACAACTACAAATATGCAAATTATTGCAACGAGAGTCACCTAGTGGCTACTCCTATTGAGGTCCAAGGAGATCAGATCGCTTCTATTCTCCAAGTAGGCCCGATCATGGGTCTGGACATGACGACGGCTCCTTTCCGGGTGAACCCCCAGAACGTCATCGACTGTCAGAACCTCACCCCGAACGCTACCTATGGGTCATATGAGACCGCCCTTGGACGTACGTCGATGGGGGTGCTCCCAGGACCGATTAACGGCTTCACCAAGTTCATTCGTCCAGGGCATGCCGATACTTACATCTTTGCCGTCGATGTAGGAGGTGTCGGAACACTGTGGCAGGGACCGATCAATGGACCGTACACGCAGCTCGCCACTCCTGTACCTCTCACTCCTGGTCAAAACTCACAATTCGTATTTAGCTATCAATGGTGCTTCTTTAACAACTCCGTTGACATACCTCTTAAGATTGACCTTAATCTAAATGTCACTTACTGGGGCATCGTACCGCCTGCTACCGCTCCTCTCTTAGCAGCCGATGGCCCTGCTAATATGTATGGTACCTATTATTATATCATTACTTTTGGATCTGTTACTCCTCTTTACTCCATAGAGTCTTCAGAGAGCCCTGACTCACTGCCAATTACTGTGGCCGGTACCGGCGTTATCCTAACAGCTATACCTGTCAGCCCAGATCCCCAAGTAACTGAGCGTAACATCTACCGCCTTGGTGGATCTCAAGGTCAATTCTTTCTTGTACACACTCTTCTTGATAATGTGACAACAACATATACTGATACTCTAGCAGACAATCTCATCGGTATCTTCCCCGGTACCGGGCAGCTCCTAACACCTCAGAGAGACCCTCCTCTACCCTTCTTTTGGATGTGCGTTCACCAGGAGAGGATATGGGGATGGGGAGCAGCACCAGTGGGTGCAGAGACCGCCTCTCCCTCGATTGTCTACTACTCAAATTTGAATGAACCCACAGGCTTCGATCTCTACGTAGCCGGGTTCATTGTTGTAGGTGAAAACTCGTTCAATGATATAGCGAACGGGATGAGTAGTCAGGGTTCTGTCCTCATCCTGAACAAAGAGAGAACAGTCTATGCCGTCTATGGGTCATCTAACGCTGATTTCCAAGCTATTAAGATCGCAGACACCGGCACCCGAAGCGGACTCTCAGTAGCAACACTCGACGGAGTTACGGGATGGATCAATAGACGAGGGATATGGTTCTGTAGTGGTACAACTCCTCAGAATATGAGTGATGGAGCGTACCAAGTATCGAACATTAAGTCCTTTATCCTTGGTTTGGATGACGCTGATCTCGACGCCGCTGTGGGTTTCTGGTATGACCGGATGTACCACATTAGCTTCCCTACATTGAATGTGACATACTTCTTTGACCTTCGAGGCCAAGGATGGTGGAGGTTAGGATGGGCTACGGATCATGTGTATGTGGATGTGGAGGCTACGGAACTACCTTCAAATGGCGTGGCGCTCCAAGTTCTTGGAACGAACCTCCAGCACATCGGGGAGTTCGATCAGTGGTTTACAGGTGGAACAGACCTTGGAGACCCCATCATGGCGTATCTTACGTCTCGTATTTCGGATGGGGGGGACTCATCTACTGAGAAGCTCTACACGAAAGGGGAG